AGCTGTTCCTGATCTACATGCGATACCATCGTTATTTTCTAATCTTAAAAAGTATGTGCCGTCAACTGGTAATGTAAAGTTTGCGGTTACAGAAGTTGCACTTGTGAATGTTACAGAGTTTGCAGTCACGATCGCACCAGTTGATGAATTGATCGCATCAACAAAAGGTGGTGTCGAACTGTCTTTGAAATTTGTACCAGTAATGACCACGTTAGCAGCATTATTATCAATAACACTTGGACTAATACCAGTAATTGTTGGAAAAGTAACACCATCAGCAAAACTTAAAACACCCGAACCATTGGTAGTTAAAGCCTGTCCATTTGTGCCATCAGTTGCTGGCATCTTTAAAAAGACACCTGTGTTTAGATGTGTTGAATTATGTAATACATAGTTACCCATGTTACCGTGATTGGAACATTGATAGAATAAAACATTTGGTGTTGTCTTATCGACAGCTATCTGTGTGTATGCTCCTGAGTTTCCTGG